TGGCGGATTATGCGCAATATTGTGGGCCGGTGATTGCGCGGAAATACGATATGGGCACGGCCGTGGCTTGCGCGGTGCAGCAGGGGGCGAGTGCGTTCCTGTGTGTGCGCGTCAGTGACGGGACGGATGTGGCGGCGAGTTATGCGATCGGGGCTTCGGCCGGGACGTTCGCGGCGGAATTGACGGCGCGCTATACTGGGTCTTTGGGCAATAGTCTGACGGTGACGATTGGTGCGGCGCCGCAGGCTGGATGCTGGCGCCTGACGGTGGCGTTGCCTGGCGTGGTGCCGGAAGTTTTTGATAATATTCCAGCACCGAGCGCTGCGGCGTTCTGGGCGAACCTGGTGGCTGCGGTGAACCAGGGGAATGGGCCGTTGCGGGGGCCGTCGCAGCTGGTGGCGGCGACTTTGGGGTCGGCGACGACGGTGACGGTGACGGCGGTATCGGCGACTTTGTCCGGTGGTACTGATGGTGCGTCCTCGGTGACGGCGGCGACGCTGGTGGGGCAGGATACGGTGCCTCGGCGTGGGATGTATGCGTTGCGTGGGCAGGGTTGTAGCATCGGCATGCTTGCTGATGCGGATGATGCGACGCAGTGGACGGCGCAGGCGGGCTTTGGCCTGTCTGAAGGCGTGTATATGATTTTGGTAGGGCCGGCGGGCGAGACGATCGCGGATGCGGTGACCGCCAAGCAGCAGGCGGGACTGGATTCTTATGCCGCCAAGCTGATGTTTGGCGACTGGATTTACTGGAACGATCAGGCCAACGGCGTGACCCGGCTGGTTTCGCCGCAGGGGTTTGTGGCAGGACGGCTGGGCAATCTTTCGCCTGAGCAGTCAAGCCTGAACAAGCCTCTGTATAATGTCGTGGGTACGCAGATGTCCGGGGTTCCGGGGAGCGGGCAGACATCGACTTACAGCGACGCGGAATTGACGGTGCTGTTCGAGGCTGGCATCGATGTGGTGAGCAATCCGCAGCCGGGTGGGGCGTATTGGGGGGTTCGGTGCGGGCATAATTCCAGCTCCAACCAGGCGACGAATGGCGATAATTATACGCGGATGACGAATTATATTGCGGCGACGCTGGCGGCGGGTATGGGCCTGTTTGTGGGCCAGGTGATCAATGCGAGCCTGTTTCAGCAAATTCGCTCGACACAACTGAGCTATTTGCAGGGGTTGCTGAGCCAGGGTGTGCTGGGGAGTTTGGATGGGTCGCCGCCGTTCAGCGTGATTTGTGATTTGAGCAATAACCCGCTGAGCCGGACCAGCCTGGGGTATGTGCAGAGCGATGCGCAGGTGCAGTTCCAGGGGATCAATGAGAAATTCATTGTCAACGTTGAGGGTGGGCAGACGGTGATTGTGCAGAGCCAGGTGTTGCCGCCTTCGTGAATTGGTCTTGTGTGGTGGGCTGAACCCACCCTGCGTGCTGCGGTGAAATGTTTTTGGAGTGTCAGGAATGCCGATCAATTCGTTTTCGATCGGGCGCGATTGTCAGCTTGTGGTCATGGGGCCGCAGGGGCGCGTCGATCTCACCTATGTGACCGGGTTTGAGAGCCGGCAGATTACGCAGTCGGTGCGGCTGGACCGGCTGGATGGGGTGCCGATGGGGGCGGAACTTCCCAAAGGATGGGAGGGAAGTTTTGAGGTGGAGCGCGGGACCAGCGCGGTGGATGATTTTATTGCGGCCTCCGAGCAGATTTTTCTGAACCAGGGGTCGTTGCCGGCGGGGACTGTGTATCAATACGTGACTGAGGTGGATGGGTCCACTTCGACGTACCAGTACAGCGGCGTGGTGTTCAAGCTGGTGAATGCGGGGAGCTGGAAAGGTGATGCCAGCGTCAAGCAGAAATTGGAGTTCTTTGCGACCAAGCGGCAGCGCGTTTGATGGACACGCCGAGTAGCAGGATTGTGGCGGCGGCGCAGGCGCAGGCGCTGGTGCGGGATGCGGATGGGCGCGAGTTGGCGGTGCGGCGGATGAGTGCGCTGGACCGGTTGCGGCTGTTCAAGGCGGTGGGGCCGCTGTTGGCGCAGAATACGCCGTATCTGGGCATGGCGATGATTGCGGCTTCGGTGTGCGCCATCGATGGGGTGCCGGTGCCGCCGCCGGTGACGGAGGGGCAGGTGGAGGCGCTTGTTTCACGTCTGGGGGAAGTGGGGATCGCGGCAGCCGCTGGGGCGTTTGCCGAGGAGCCGGCGCCGGTTTTGGGGAGTGCCGGGCAGGGAAACTGAGTGGGCACCCCGATCTGGTGGATTCGCTCTACCTGGTGCGGAACGGGGTGCCGTTCGATGTGGCGTTCTCGCTGCCCGCGGATGAGCGGCAGGCCTGGATTGTGGCGCTCGGCCGTCTTGATGGGCTGGACTATGATTTTTCGGAGGGACGATGGACGAGAGGCTGAAGGATGCTTTGGCCTCGGCGGGTGGCGTGTTGGCGGAGGCGATGCGCGCCGGGCTGGGTGCCCGGGGGTTGCCTGGGGAGCTGAGCGTGCGCGTGGGTGAGGGGCGCGTGCATGTGGTCAGTGCGTCTGCGGCGGTGCGCGATGCGGAAGTGGGGGCGCCGGGGCGGCCGCCTGCGGGCGTGATGGAGGGGATTGGCCGGGAGGCGGCGCCGCGGGTTGCGGCCGCGTTGGCGGAGGCGCTGCGGGGGTTCAGGTCATGACCGAGGCTTTTGAGATTGGCATTTCGCTGGCACTGGCCGATGGGGTTTCGGAGGGGATTGCCAAGGCGCAGCGGGATGCTGATGCGGTGGCGCGGTCGGTGGCTGCGGGGGCGCTGTCCGTGCAGCGGCTGCAGGCGGCGGGGGTTGCGGCGCTGACGGTGATGCGCTCGGCGCGGGAGGCGGCGAACCACGCTACACCGGCGGCCCCTGGGCGCGCAGAGGCTGGGGCGACCCGGGCCGCAACTGAAGTGGGCGGTGATGCTGGGGCCGTTGCGGCTGCTGCGCCGGTGATGAATTTGACGCCGGGTGCGGCGGCTCCGGCAAGGAGCGTCGCGCCGGCGGCTTCACCGCTTGTTTGGGAGCAAGCTTCCGACGCGCAAGGGGCTTCCGGGCGCGGGGGCGATGAGATTGCGCGGGCGCCGGACAGGATCGATCTGGTTCAATCGGTGCGTTTGGATGCGCAGGCTGCGCCTGTGCGGGAGCAGTCGGTCGCGCCGACGCTTGAGCGGTCCGAGCAGGTTGGTTCTGACCATGGTCGTGATGAGCATGCTGGCGCGGAACGTGGTGTGCCTGCGGCGGTGTCGGTTGCGGCACCGGCTGTTGTCGCCAGGGCTGGCCCTGTGGCGCCCCGGGCGGTGGCTGGGCGCGAGTCGGTTCGGTCTGCGCCTGCTGGGCTTCGGCTGGACTGGTTTGGGGGGCGTCAGCCGGAGCCTGGTGCTGTTGCGCCGCGTGAGGCCGGGGCGGCTGATGGTGGGGCTGCGCCGGTCGCGGTGCCGGCGGCGCCTGGCTTGGCTCCGGTCTCTGCGGCTCCGGTGGCACCCGTGGCGGCCGATGTGCCGCAGGCCCGGGTTGCGGCACCGGATCGTTCGGCACCTGGTGGTGTGGCGGCGCCTGAGGGGGCTGAGGCGGCGGGTGGTCAGGGTGGTGGGCCGGCGGGGCCGATGCAGGGCGATGTGTTTCTGGATGGGGCGTTGGTGGGGCGATGGATGTCTCGCCAGTTGAGCCGGGAGGCTGGGCGGGCTTCGGCTGGGCCCACGGGTTTTGATTCTCGGCGGAATGCGCTGCTGCCTGGACCGACGGTGGGGGGATGAATGGTCGTCTTGCAACTCGGCGGGGTGACGCTCGAAGGTTTCGAGGTGCCTGGGCGGGTGGCGTTCGGTGGGGCGCAGTCGCTGGCGGTGCATAAATTGCCGGGCGGGGTGCGCGTCATCGATGCGATGGGGCGGGATGATGCGGATATTGGCTGGTCGGGGGTGATCTCGGGCGCCGGCGCGGCTGGGCGCGCGGCGTTGCTGGATGCCATGCGGGCGGCTGGGGGCGTGCTGTCGCTGACGTGGGATCAGTTTTTCTACAGTGTGGTGATTGCTAATCTGCAATTGGATTACACGAGCCCTTGGTGGATCGAGTACAGGATTACATGCAAGGTCGTGCTTGATGAGGCGCAGGCTGGTGCTTCAACTTCTGTTTCTGCGGCGAGCGAGATTGCGGCTGATCTGGTGAGTGCTGGGGCTTATGTGGATGTGACGGCGGCGTCGGCTGCGACGAGTGTGGCGGGCGCTTTAACGTCGGGGACTGCGGCCGCGGCGGCGGCTGCCAACAGCTTGAGTGCGGTGCAGACGGTGATTTCGCAAGGTATTGCTGGCGCTGAGGCTGGGCTGGGTTCGAGCGATTTGGCGACGGCGGTGAGTGCCTCAGGGACGTTGGCGCAATTATGTTCTGCGCAGGGATATGTCGGGCGGGCGGTGGCGAATTTGTCGGAGGCCGGCTGATGCGTGTGGTGACCGTGGCCGGGGGGAATTTGTTTCAGGTTGCGTCTGTCTATCTGGGGGATGCGACGCAATGGGTTCGGATTGCGGCTTTGAACGACATACTGGATCCGTTTTTGCAGGGTTTGGTGACGCTGTCGATTCCGGATGTTGATCCTTCGGCGGGGGGTGGCATTGGCCAGCAGTAGCGCGCGGTCGCCGGCGGTTGCGGTGACTGTCAATGGTGTGTCGGTGGGCGGGGTTATCGAGGCTGAGATTTCGAGCAATAGTCATTTGGCGGCGAACCGGTTTCGGTTGCGGCTGGCGTTGGATGTGTCGGGGGCGGCGGTCTGGTCGTCAGGTCCGTTGCAGATCGGCATTCAGTTCGGGCTGGATGGCGCCTGGGTTCCGATGCTGCTGGGGCAGGCGGATTTTATCGAGATTGATCCTATTCGCGGTGAGGTGAGCGTGGACGGGCGGGATTTGACCGCTTTGTTTATTGAGGCGCGGACGCAGGAGACGTTTCAGAATCAGACTTCGAGTGATATCGCGACATTGTTGGCGACGCGGCAGGGTTTGACGCCGAATGTGACGGCGACGTCGGTGCCGGTGGGGCGGAATTTTCAGAGTCAGCATGCGCGGACGACGCTGGATCAGCATGGGCGGTTTACGACCGAGTGGGATTTGCTGACGCGGCTGGCGGATCAGGAAGGTTTTGATGTCTGGGTGGATCAGCAGGTGCTGAATTTTATGCCGCCTTCCGCGGGGGCGACCGTTTCGTTGACGCCTGCTGATTGTGTGTCTCTGCGGTTGGAGCGGACGCTGAGTTTGCAGGGGTCGCTTTCGGTGGCGGTGCGGAGTTGGGATTGCCGCGGTCAGACGTCGATTTCGCAGACTGCGACGCTGGGGGGCGGATCTGGTGGGACGCCGGATTATGTGATTGTGCGGCCTAATGTGACGGCGGATGTGGCGCAGAGCATTGCGCAGAGGGTGCTGGGGGAGATGGCGCAGCATGCTCTGTGCGTCGATCTGGAGTTGCCTGGCGAGTTGACGATGCAGCCGCGGATGGGGCTGGCGCTGTCTGATACCGGAACGGATTTTGATGGGCTCTATGTGATTTCCGACGTCGAGCGGCGGATGTCGTTTGCGCAGGGTTTTACGCAGCATGTGAGAGCGAGGGTGCCGGCGTGGATAGCTTCCTCAACCTGATCAAGGCTCATGCGTCGCGGCTGGATCAGGGATGGGCGCAGCCTCGGCTGGCGGTTGTTACCTCGGTGGATACGGTGGCGGCGACGGTGCGGGTGCAGATCCAGCCTGAGGGTGTGTTGTCGGGCTGGTTGCCGGTGGCGGCGAGTTGGGTGGGGAATGGGTGGGGATTGGCGTGCCCGCCTTCGCCGGGCGACCAGGTTCTTGTGGTTTGGCAAGAGGGCGATGCGGAGCATGGGATTGTGGTTGGGCGCTTGTGGTCGAACACGGCGCCGGCACCGGCGGCCGCGAGTGGTGAGTTGTGGCTGGTGCATAAGTCGGGGAGTTTTTTGAAGCTGCTCAATGATGGGTCGATTGCGAGCTCTGCGCCTTCGTGGACTCACACCGGGGATTTGCATGTGAGCGGCGATGTTTATGACGGCGAGGGGGCATTGTCGCGGTTGCGTGGGCATTACAATCAGCATGTGCATCCACCTTCGGAGACGACGCCTACGCCTACGGATTGACGTTTGGTCGTTTGGGCAGGCGGGCGGATAAGACATCCGCCCTACGGTTGGGGGTGTGATGCAGGATGCGGGGCTGGTTTGGGGCGCTGATCTGTCCGCGAGCTCGACGGGGGATATTGCACTGGCGGCGGATACCACGCTTGGTCAGCAGCGCGTTTTGCGGCGGTTGCTGACAAATCCTGGAGACTATATCTGGCAACTTGATTATGGCGCTGGGCTCGCGGCCTTTGTCGGGACGCCGGTGGATGTGCTGGCGATCAGGGCGGCTATTCGCAGTCAGATTTTTAAGGAGGCTGCTGTGTCGCGCACGCCAGAGCCGTTGATCGATGTGCAGAGTGCAGCCGACGGGAGCGTGATTGTGCAGATTCGCTATGTCGATTCCACGCTCGGTACGACGCAGGTGCTGTCGTTTCAGGTAGGTGGCTGAGATGCTGCTGCCGCTCAATGGGTTTTCCACCCTGGTTCAGCAGATGGCTGCTGCTGTGCAAGGTGGGGCGACGCAGCTTATCGATTTGTCGGTGGGGAGTGTGTTGCGTGCGGTGCTGGAGGCGAGTGCCTCTGTCGCGCTATGGATGCAGTGGCTGATTCTGCAAGTGCTGTCGATGACGCGGGCATCGACGAGCAATGGGGCGGATCTGGATAGCTGGATGGCGGATTTTTCGCTGGTCCGGCTGCCTGGGGCGCCGGCTAATGGGATTGTGACGTTTGCGCGTTATACGATCGGGCTGAATACGTTCGTGCCTGTGGGAACCGTGGTTCGCACGGTGGATGGGACGCAGAGTTTTGCTGTTGTGGCGAGTGCGACGAGCACCGTTGTGAATGGTGTGGCTGGTTATAGTTTGCCGGCGCAACTTGCCTCCGTTGCTGTGCCGGTGCAGGCGCTGGTGGCGGGGAGTGCTGGCAACGTGCTGGCTGGCGCTATCGGTTTGCTGAATGCGGCTATTCCGGGTGTCGATACGGTGAATAATGCCGCGGCACTTGTGGGGGGTGTGGACCCGGAGAGCGATGCGGCGCTGCGGCTGCGGTTTCAGACCTATATCAATAGTCTGCCGCTGGCGACCAGGCTGGCTGTGAGCAATGCCGTGTTGGGGGTGCAGCAGGGGCTTCGTTATAGCATCGTGGAGAATCAGGACGGGTCGGGCAATGCTTTGCCGGGGCATTTTGTGGTGGCCGTGGATGATGGGACGGGTAATCCGCCTTCGACGTTGATCAGTGAAGTGCAGGCGGCGGTGGAGCAGGTTCGGCCGCTTGGTTCGACCTATGCGGTGACGCCGCCGGTGGTCGTGAATGTGACGGTGAGAATGAATTTGGAGACGTCCAATCCGCTGACTGAGTCGGCGGTTGCGGCTTCGGTGCAGCAGTCGGTTGTGGCGTGGATTGCTGGGCTTCCCATGGGGGGGACGCTGGCGATTTCGAAACTTGATGCGTTGGGTCATGGTGCTGATCCTTCCGTTGTCAGTGTTGTGGGGACCACAATTAATGGTGGGACGGCGGATGTGGCGGCGCCGGTGAATGGGGTGATTATTGCGGCTTCGGTGGTGGTGAACTGATTTTGAACCCTGGCGTACGCCGGTGGTTTGGCTCAGCCCAAATATCCAAAAGTTTTTTGCTTCTTTTTTTCAAAAAAGAAGTCCTTCCTTTTCTTAGTCAAGGAGCAAGGACAGGACATGATCGGCGATAGCGACGATATGGCGGCGCGCATGCAGGCGGTGCTGCCGGCGCGCTGGTTTGGCGATACTGCGCCGTTGCTGCAGGCCGTGTTGCAGGGTTTGGGAACGTGTTGGGCGGCCATGTATGGCCTGCTTCAGACGGTGCAGGCGCAGGCGCGTATTGCGACTGCGAGTGGCGGATTTCTGGATCTGATTAGCGCGGATTTTTTTGGGGCTGCGCTGCCGCGGCGGAATGCCGAGGCGGACGGGCTTTTTCGGACCCGGATTAGTCAGGAGTTGCTGCGTCCGCGTGCGACCCGCTCGGCTTTGGTGCTGGCGTTGACGGAGTTGACGGGGCGGGCGCCTGTCGTGTTCGAGCCGGCGCGGCCGAGCGATACGGGCGGGTATAATGTCGGTGGCGTTGGTTATGGGGTGGCGGGGGGATGGGGAAACCTGGCGCTGCCGTATCAGGTTTTTGTCACCGCGTACCGGCCCTCGGGGGGCGGTATTGCTCTGTTTGCGGGTTATGGGACGGGTGGCCTGCAATATTATGGCGATCTGTCGATGCTCACCACCGTGGTGAGCGATGCTGACATTCAGAAGACCGTTACTAAACTTCTGCCCGCCGCCAGTACCGCGTGGATGAATATCGCGAACTGACGGCTTTGGCCTGCATCTTTTGTGAGAGGCACTTGCATCGTGGACAGACAGATCGTCTATCCCGGCGGCATTCCGCTGGATACGGATTTGCTCAGCACTGAGCGCAATATCATGGTGGCTATTGGCTATCTGGCGCAGGCGACGTTGGGGACGAGCATCGTCGCTGATGGCCTGGCCTGTGTGCCGACCGAGCCGCAATCCATGTCGGTTGTGGTGGGGGCTGGTAGCATCACGCAGTTTGGCGTTGTGGATACGACGGCGTTTGGGTCGCTGGCGGCGGAGGCGCTGCCGTTGCTGCGCATGGGTGTGAGCCTGTCGCCGACGAGTTTTACGACGACGGCACCGACTGTGCCTGGTCAGGCCATCAATTATCTGATCGAGGCGAGTCTGCTGGAGGTTGATGCTACGCCGGTTGTGCTGCCTTACTATAATGCGAGCAATCCGGCGCAGCCTTATAGCGGGCCGACGAATAGCGGCACGGCGCAGAATACGCAGCGCTTGCAGCAGGTGCAGTTGCAGATGAAGGCGGGTCCGCCTGGGCCTGCGGGGGAACAGGAGACGCCGTCGGTCGATGCCGGCTGGGCGGGGCTTTATGTCATCAGTGTTTATTACGGCCAGACAAGTGTTGCCGGCGGGAATATTGTGCAGATTCCTGCGGCACCTTTTGTGACGACGAAGCTGCCGCAACTGTCGCCGGGCACGCGCAATCTGGCGGCGTTTACGCCGGCAAACCAGGGGGTTTGGACGGCGCCGGCGGGGTGTCAGGCGGTGCGGCTGCGGATCTGGGGCGGCGGCGGGTGTGGTGGCGCGGGGTTTGGCGGCGCGGGCGGTGGCGGCGCGGGTGGCGGGTATTGCGAGGGCTTCTTTGCTGTCGCCCCCGGTGAGGGGTTTCAGGTGACGGTTGGGAATGGCGGGGCCGGCTCTGGGACCTCAGGCGGCACCTCGAGCTTTGGGAGTCTTGCGTCCGCGACGGGCGGCGCTGGCGGCGGCGATGGTGCGTCGGGCGCGGGTGGTGCTGGCGGTTCTGCTGGTGGTCATGGGTCGGGCGGCGCGCTGTCTTTGACAGGTAGCGCCGGCGGGGCGGCTTTTCAGGGCAGCAGTAATTGGGTGAGTGGTAGCGGTGGCGCCGGCTATGGCGGTGCGGGTGCGCCGGGGGCGGTGGGCGCTGCATCGGGCTCGGTGGCCGGCAATGCGGGAACCGCGCCGGGCGGCGGCGGGTCTGGCGGGGTTGGGGGCGGCCTGGGCGGGCAGGGCGGCGAGGGGCTGGTTCTGGTGGAGTGGTGACCGTGTCGGTTGCAGTTATTTCTGTGCACGGTTGAGGGGAGGCGGCGATGGGGACACCTGCCAATATCACATGGTTGCCGAGTACGGCGCGGGTTATTGTGCTGGATGGGTTTGGCGCGATCCCGCGCGGCACGTTGCAGGTGGCGCCGCAGCCGCTGGCCTGGCCGGTCAAGGATCCGTCTGATCTGCTCGATTATGTTTTCGATGTGTCGGAGGCATTGGCGGGTAATGAGGGGGATTCGATTGCGACACTGGATGTGCAGATATCGCCATCTAACCCTGGGGATTTGACGCTCAATTCGTCGAGTGCTGAGGGCACGCAGGCTATCCTTTGGCTGTCGCAAGGGGTTGCTGGGACGACCTATGCGGTGACGATTACGATCGGGACGCAGAGTGGGCGGACGATCGGGCGGACGGTGGCGCTGCCGGTGCTGGCATTGGCGACGCAGACCGTGCCGGCGGCGGCGATTACCAATCAGGCCGGTGTGCCGATTACTGATCAGAACGACAATCCCCTGACCACGAGCTGAGGCGGAATCGCAGCATGCCGACAATCAATGAGTTGCCGCCTGCGATTTCCGTGTCCGATAGTGATGAGCTGGTTGTCAGCCAGTCGGATATCGCGCGTTCGGCGACCCGGGCGCAGTTGCTGGCGGGGGTGCAGCCGGCGCTGGCGGTGCCTCAGGGTAGTTTGCTGGGGCGGATGAGTGCGGGGGTTGGTGCGCCGGAGACGATTGCGCTCGGCGCTAATTTGACGCTCGCGCAGGGGGCGTTGAGTGCGCCGGCGGCGTTTTCGGTGAGTGGTTTGTCGGCGGCCGCTTTGCCTCAGCTTGGCGACCTGGTGGCGATGGGGCAGGGCGGTCAGAATGTTGCTGCTACCTACGCGCAATTCATGGGTGGGTTGCCGCGGGTCGCTGGTATCGACGGGTCGGGGTTGCTGGCTGATGTGGCGGGCACGCCTTCGGCGCGGCGGATTGCGGATTTGTTTGCGGACGCTGTGACGATTGAGAGTTTTGGTGCGGTTGGCGATGGTGTGACGGATGATACGGCGGCGTTTGTGGCGGCGCTGGCAAGCGGTTTGCCGCTGCTGTTGGGCGGTCGGACTTACATTGTGAATGGCGTGCTGTCTGCGGCTGGGCCCGTGGCGGTGGTGGGGGTGCGTGGGGCGACTTTTGTGCGGCGCTTGCAAGCCAGCGGTGTTGGTTGCTGGATCAGTTTTGGCGGTGCGACTTGTGTGGTGAGCGGTGTCAGTTTTGATGCCGGCGGTTTGGCGGGCGATGATGTGCCTTGCGTGCAGGTGACTGGCGCGTGTCTTTCGGCGTATTTTGTGGGCTGTGCCTTCCTGCATGGTGGTGGTGCCACGCAGGGGACGGGCCTGGTGCTGACTTGCGCTGCGGGGGCGGCGTATGGCGTGCATGGGTGTGTTGCACAGGGGAATGGTTTGCATGGCATCGCAGCTTCGGGGAGCGGGCTGGTATCGGTAACCGATACGAATTGTTCGTCAAATGGCGGCGGTGGCATTGCGATTGGGGCGGGCGTCGGTATGCGGCTCGCCGGGAATGTGTGTTCCGGCAATCATCATGGCATTTCGGTGGGGAACTGGAGTGTCGGCGGGCCTCCTTCGGCGGCCGCGTCCTCGTGCGTGATTGCAGGTAATGTTTGCGCTGATAATGCGCAGTGGGGATTGGCTGTTGCTGCCTACGGGGCGGCGGTTGTGGATAATGTCGTGCAATCCAATGGCACGCCGGCGTTTGGTGGTGGTGTGCTGGCGCGGGTGGCGATGTCGCGTTTGTGCGGCAATATTGTCGAGGCGGGTGCGGTCGGGCTCGATTGCCGCGGCTCTTTTGGGAGTCTTGTGGCCGGAAATCATATTTCTGGTGCTGGCATTGGGGTTCTTGCTGGTGGATGCGTCAATGTTCGGATTGGCGAGAATTTTCTGCTGGGGAATG